GCAACTTGAAAAGCAACGTAAGTGACCATCTGAAGTTGTTTGAAGTCGTCTATAAAGACGCCTCAAACAAGTGCATCGCTGATGTCTCTGATTTACGTGATCTAACGACAGTTAGAGCACGGGTCGAAATGGAAGGGTTGTCGTTTTTAACGATTACTCTTCCTGCCTTCTCCAGTGACTTTGAAAAAAGTCTTGAGGAAGGATGTATTGACTCATCGCGATTTCGCAACTTTGGGAAACGCGGATCAATCCCTGCATTCTTGCAAGGTATGATCAGTCAACTATTCGACCGTGAGACGGGGAGGATTTATGAAGAAATTTCAGAAGACGCGGCTACGATCGTCGAATCTGTTAGGCAAATTTGCCTCACATTTAAGAAGATCGAAGTCGATTGCACACCCGCGAGGGTGTCCAAAATGCTTCTCAACTTCCAACAATTGGAGCAATCCATTTCCGAGTTTTCAGTTCCGAGAGAAGACTATGCCGAGTTTCGGTATATATCTTCTGTGCTGTGGGATTCTTGCATCTCGCCAGTTTCACTGGACGACTGCAGACCTAAGCATGGTCCTGGAGCTACTGCTGAACGTATTTCTGGGAACCAGAAATATTCTTGGCAGCGTTGGCATGAACGTATTGAGCCTTACTTTCCAATAATTGGTAATGGCTTCCCTTTAGGGACTCCACCCGATTCATTGGAGCTCAATAATGTAGCGTTCATTCCAGAGGCAGATGAACAGCCCGTAAGGGTTGTCACTGTCCCGAAAACTCTAAAAGGTCCCCGTATCATTGCTATAGAGCCTTGTTGTAACCAATTTGTTCAACAAGGGATAAGAGACGTCTTATATAAGCGTCTCGAGTCTTTCTGGCTGACGCAAGGTCATGTGAATTTCACAGATCAGACGATTAACCAGAAGCTTGCAATGGAAAGTAGTATCTCGGGTCAATTAGCAACGATTGATCTCTCTGATGCAAGTGATAGAGTTCCTCTTGATCTTGCAATGGAGATGTTTCGGTCTAATCCCGATTTAAGGGATGCGATCGTGGCATGTAGATCTACAAGAGCTGAACTTCCTAATGGAACAATAGTGTCTCCGTTACGAAAGTTCGCCTCTATGGGTAGTGCTCTTTGCT